ACAAGCAGGGAACTCGGGTTTTTGCGTAGCAGTTTCATAGCATCCCGCAGGTCTTGACGTAGCTGCTCAAGCGCCTCCTGCTGGGCCTGTAGCCGTAGGTAGGCGTCCAGGGCGAATTTGTCCAGCGTCTGACGCTCCCAAGCCGGGAAGTTTGGTAGATCGTTCAATTTGATTCCTTATCCATTCAGGGCCACCAAGCTGCAATAGTTTGATGCGCTGTGCCTTGCTGAGTTTAACGGTGTACACCACCTCAAGATTTTGGGTGGGACGTTTCAAGGGCGTTTCCTTGGAAGTGCCGCCCAAAATTCCCAGAACTGTGTCTCACCGGGCCGGTGGAAATACTGACCCAGCGAAGCCACGCCACCGCGCCCAAGCAGCAGAACTTTCACGCCGGTCGGTGTTGTGTGGTCAATCGGTATCCAGTAATAATCGTTCGACACCACGGCAGCCTTGGTGCTGTCCAGCCGGAACTTCTGCTCCATCTCAATACGCTCAAATTCATCGTCTTCAGTGATCATTTTTAGCTTTCAGTTTGGCTTCCACAGTACGGGCAAACTCAATCCACTTGCTGCCGTAAACATTGTTCCTGTCAAACAAATCAAGTATCTCTTCTGCTTCCAGACCTACCCACTCACGCTTCTTTTGCAAGTCTTTAATGATCTGGTGGCAGTTCATCACTTCTTCACGCAGATGCTCAAGTTCACTACTTGCTATTTTCATGTGTTGCGCTCCTGTAGAATCTTTTGGGCTACATACATCCCAGCGTGAAACGCCAGCTTCATCTGTGAAGTAATCGGGGCAGACTCTCGGTTTACATCCTCGTCCGTCAGCCCTACCCACGGGCGCTGTGAGCAAACGTGACCGCAGCGGGGGCAGTCAACCTGCTCGGGCTGTGCTGCGGGTGGGGTAATGTAGAGATGTGTCCCTATTGGCAGCCCGTCAATGTCGGATTCCTCAAAGTCAATATCACGTTTTTCCGGTGCTCCATAACAAACCCGCGCCACCGGCTCCTGCTCTGGCTTGGTCATTCTGAAATCTCCATAAGTGCGCGTTTTGCTTTTTCCATCCACCACAGTGCTTCGCCACCATCAGCGCAAGACGATGCAAAGTACAACGCGCCATCAGCATCTTCACCAATCACCCATACGCGCTTTGGCTTGGCGTCAATGGCGGCTTGCAGTACGCGCTCAACATCTAAATCTAGCGTTGTAATAACCGGCAGTACGGTTACTTTTTCGATGAGTTTCATAGCTTCGGCTCCCCCATAAATGTTGGGCTGTGTTGTTCGTGTATCTCGTTCATTGCGCTGCGGTACTCAGACAAAACTTGCATTGCGGATTTGTACCATTTGTTGCTGTATGCCCCGTCACTCAGTACGCACTCAAGCTCAAGAGCCATGCGGTGAGCAAAGCGGTCAGCCACCTCGGTCATTGGCCCCTGCTCTGGCTGCTCCAGTGCGGTGCGTAGGGCGGTGATTGGCCCGACTACCTTCAATAAATCTGGCAACTGGAGTGACAAATACACACCCTCCAACGCCTCCAGCGCCTCCTGCATTACTTCTCTGTCAGTCATGTGTTTCTCCTTGCTCTGATGGCACGGGCGAAATAGTCGCTCCACACTTGGCCATGATAGATAATTGTTTCCTTCGCTTTGTCATCACACAACTTCGCGCATTCCTCACGTTCGGCAGCGGCAACTAACGCAACAAACGTCTCCAACTCAGTCTCTGTAAACAGTACGCCATCATGCCGCCCCATGAAGAGCACGGGGTATACAGCGCCAACAGAGTCTGCTAGTTCTTTGGTTTTTTCTTTCACGTATTCCCCCTTGCTCTGATGGCAGTTGCCGCGTGACTTGTACTAAACCCGCACATGATGCAGCCGCCATCACCGCGTCTGGCAAACGGAACCAGTTCAGGCACTGCGTCAAACATCTGCGCTATCGTCTCGCGTTCGACAGCCGCACCTTTCGGCATACAAAACTGTTGGCACGTAGAAAAGTTTCCACAACAGGGCTGCGCCATTACGTAGGCGGCAACAAGGTTGGCAAAGTGTTGAAGGATTTCCCATTCGTAATCCAGCAGTGTGTCAAGAGGTCCGCACACTCTCCCGAGGTCACACTCCAGCGCCATGCGGATGATGTCGTCTTTGCTCATGCTTCATCCCTCTTTATGTGTCCGATCACTACTGCAATCACATCGCCTGTCTTGCCAAATGCTTTAGTTGCGTTCATCGCCAGTAGCAGCGCCCGTTCAAACTCTGCTTTGCCGTACTCAACCATCTGAGCCTCGGTGTAGCCAACCAGTCCGTGGCATTTAGGAAGCGATGTTTTCATGTCAAGTACCCCACTAAAAAAGCAAACGCCGCCAGCGAGATCGTGGTGATCGCTACCGCAATGGTTAGTGCAAGCCAGTCGGGTTTGTACAGGTCTTCGATCTCGTCGTCTTGGTTGTGGTCAGTCATTTGGCTTCTCCTTTGGCTATTGCCGCACGGGCTTGAACAATCCAATGGTTGTTCTCCGCACCAGTTAAATGGTTACGCTTGATGTAGTCCAGCGTTTCGTTAACGCCTTGCTTCAACGCCGCCAGCAACTCTTCCTTCACTTCAAGCATTGCATTGCTGAGCAAAACTTCTTCGACCAAATCAGATTGAAGTTCCGTTACCTCATCATGCAACCGGCGCAGTTCGGCGGCGGCTTCTTTTCCACTTTTCGGGAAACGCCGCTGTAGTTGATCAGCCAGTCTCAATGCTTCTGGTTGTGTAATCACTTTACCTCCCGTGCGTGAAGCATTGCGTCTGCCATTGCGTAGGCCAGTCGGGCAATGTCTATATCGGTTAAAGGATCAGGGCCACCACTTCCGTCAGGCTCTGTTACGTGGTCAGGACAAGCATAAATACCCTCCATCGCCTTCGCCGCAAAGTAATCGCGCAGGGTCATGCCTGTGTATTCGTGCTGTTCAAATGCGGCACTCGGAAACGCTGGGCCTCCTGTGTTACTCATGTCCGATTCCCCCGTGATGGCAGACTAAACGCTCGCAGGCTTCCAGCCCGTGGCACCTGTGCGGTGTAATCACCATCACCAGTTCTGTACTTGCCGCGCTGCCACAAATCGTTTTGAGGGCCGGTAACTTCACCGGGCAACTTCTGGCGCTCGATGTACTTGCCCATGCTTTGTCGTGCTTCTCGGCTCAAGGTTAGGCTCGGGGTACGCACCATATGCGTCGGTGTGCGGTTTACTTTGATTTCTTCTAGGATGCTCATAGCGGACTCTCTTCGTGATTTGCAGGGTTAAACGGCATTGGCGGTACAGGCCGGTTAGGTGGTAGCTGGGTAGGAAAGGGCCAGATGTTCATACTTTCTCCGCGTCGGCCAAGAACTTGCGCAGGCGTTTAATCCTGGCGTCCTCGTAGCTGACCACACTGCTGGCGTATTCCATAGCACTGTGGGCTTCCAAGCGGTGCAGTTCAGCCTCTGCAAGTTCAGTAGCCGCCATCTCAACGGGCGTAAGGCGGCGGGTTATCCTCTTAAATTGTTGCGTCAATGTCATGGTCTCTTTCCTTCTTTTAGTATCTCCAGCCGTTCCCGGTTGGCGCGTAAGGTGCAGTAGCGTTGGTGGATGCGCTCTAGCATCTTCACGCGCTTATGCACCCGTTTCTCTTCCTCCAACATAGCCAGCAATTGCTCTTCGCCGTACTCGTTAGCTTCCTGATGAAATTTTCGCCAAGTTATCAATTCTCTTCTCCAGTTCGGCAATGTGCGCCACCACCTTGTTGTAGGCCCGTGACGCGCTGTTGTGCGTCCGGGTGCGGATTGCAAGTTCGGCTTGGGCTGCTTTAAGCCTTGCCTTCAGTTGTGTGAGTCGGTTCACTTCAGTGCCTCCAGTGCGATGTCAGAAATGGCGCGTTTGTCATGGAGCGCCGCCCATATCTTTTCGTCTACGGTCTTGTTCGCCACCATGACGTAACACCACACATCGTGCCGCTGGCCGCTGCGGTGCAGGCGCCCGATGGTCTGTTCGTACAGTTCCAGCGACCAGGGCAGCGACAAGAAGATGATCTTGCTGCCGCCGTGTTGCAGATTCAGGCCGTGGCCCGCCGACTTAGGGTGCGCCAGCAGCAGCTCGACCTTGCCCGCGTTCCAGCGTTCAATGGCGTCTGGCTCGTCCAGCGTCACGGCGCGAGGGTGGCGGCGCTTGAGTTCGGCCAACTCTTCCTTGTAGGTGTAGGCGATGATGGTGTTGGCGTGTTGGTTCTCGTCCAGCAGGTCGTCCAGGGCGTCGAACTTGGTCGAGTCAAACCAGACCGTCGAGTCGCCATACACGAACCCGGACGCCATCTGTTGCAGCTTGGCCGCGACCACACCAGCGTTAACGGCCACCGCCTGGGCGTCGGGGAACTGCGCCACAAACTCCTTCTTCATTTGGTCGTAAGGCTTGCGGTTGACCATGTCGAACCGCACCGGCACGGTGTGCAGTTGGGGCAGCTTGTCCTTGTACTCGCCCGGCTCCAGCACGAACGTGGCTGGCTTGATCCGCTCCATGACCAACTCCAGCGCACCTGGGCGCGGCTCCCACTGGTTGAAGTCCTTGTTGACCAGGAAGAAGTACTGCTGCTGGAACGCGCCCTTGCTGCGGCCCAGCAGCGACTGGTCGACGATCTTGCACTGGCCGAATACGTCTTCTAGGCCGTTGCTGGTGAACGAACCTGTCAAGCCCCACCTTACAGGGCAGTCCAGCATCTTGTTGAGCGCCTTGAACCTGGCCCCGCTGGGGTTCTTCAGCCGGGTCAGTTCGTCAAACACAATGCCGTCAAAACTTAGCGCAGGCAGAGACTGCAAATTGTCGTAGTTGGTCAC